TGTAGCAATAAAAAGGAAAATTGTTGAACCGTGATTGCATTAAAAAAAACTTGGGTATTTCTTAAAACACATTGGTACATTCCTTTGTTGATTATCGTTGGTGTTGTTGCGAAAAGTAAAAGCAATGCCCTAAAAGATATTATTGATGCTCAAAAAAAATCATATGATAAACAAACCGAAGCAATTAGAGATGCTGAGATAGAAAAGAAAAACCTTAAAGAAAAGGTTGAGAAAGAATATAAACAAGCAGTATCCGATATTAAATTAATTCACAAATTAAAAAAGCAAAAACTTGCAGAAGAAAAAGAAGAAGAAATTAAAAAAATCATCAAAAAGAATTATAATAAACCTGAAAAGATTACAAAAGAATTGTCTGATGCTTTTGGTGTGAAATATGTTCCTAAAAACCTTAACAATAACGATTAGTATTTTATTTTTATCTTCAACAACTTTGGCGCAAACAACCTCGGAGGGCCAAGCCACTGCGTTGGAAAAAGGAGATAAAGCTCCATTTGCCGGAACACTTCTTGATCCAGCAGCTGTCGCAAAGATCCTTACTGACAAAAAGTTTGCAGAAGAAGAATGCAAGCTAAACACGAACAAAGAAAAAGATTTACTTAATGCAAAATGCAAACGAGATACAGATTATCTTAAAGCCGAATTAGAAATAGAAAAGAAAAAGCACAACCTCATTGTCTCAGCCCAAAAAGAAGAGATAGAGACTTTAAGAGATTTGGCCAAAGGATCAAATAATACTTTCTGGGCAGCCATTGGTTTTCTTCTTGGCGCAGGATCATCAATTGCAATTTTTTATGCAGCAACTGAAATAGCAAAATGAAAGACAATAACAAGCTTATAAAAATAGAAAACGCCATAAAAGAAAAGTATGGCGAAGAAGCCATTCAAAATCCAAAAAAATATTGGAACGATGATAAAGAGAAGGATTACCTTAAACAAATAAAAGAGGTTTATAAATCTAGGAAACCAAAAGAGAAAATAGAGGTAGAAGGCGTTTTAGTGCCTAAGAAACTATTTACAAAAGAATCAAATCGCACCTGCCCTGTTTGTGAGGTTTACTCATTTAACTCGCAAGACGATTTATATATGTACAAATTTAAATGTTGCTATAAGTGCTATATTCAACACGTTGAAGGAAGAGAGGAAAAATGGCTGAAAAAAATAACATCCTAGATATCGTAAGAGGAATTTCACAAGCAATGGCTAATTCATATGATGGTGCTGTTGACGAAAATGGTGAAAGAATTAAAATTGGTTTAAAAAGGGAAGAAGGTGATCTAGTTCTTGATAAAAGAGTTATGGATGGCTTTGATGTTTATTTCTCAGGTAACACTCTTATTGTAAAATATCAATCTGAAATTATGCTTCGTGATGTACACGGTGGCAAGTTTGAATCAGAGGTTGAACAATCATTAGCCGATATTGTTTCCTATCTTAAAAAGCAATATAAAAAAGTAACAGGCAATTCTTTAACCCTAACAAAATCTGGTGAACCAGATATGCTAGTGCAAAACATTTCTCGTGTTCGTTCTGTTGTTAATGCTACGCAAAAATATACTATTGGTGGAATTGATGCAGAACCAGAAATGGGCAAAACAGTGGATGAAAGATTAAGTGATACATTTAAAAAGTTTCTTGGATTTGATGAGTCTGTTTTTCCAGGTGCCCAAAAGCCAAAAAATGTAAAAGGCAAACGTGACGAGGAACCAAAGAGTTGAAAATCTCAAAACAAAGATTAGCTGAAATTATCAAAGAAGAAATAGAAGCATCATCAGAGCAACCTAAGCAGGCACAAGAGCCAGATGCAAGAACTTCTGATGCAAAGGTTATTATTGCAAAGATGCCATCTATTGATTTGCCGCACGAATATCAAGAGATTCTCCAAGCTGTATTAAAGCATAACGTTAAGCAAAAAGATATGATTATTAAAAAAGTCTTCGGCCCATCAGTTGGTGGAACTATCTTAAAAATGCTCGGCGGCGAATAAGATATGTATGTCCAATTACTTATCCAAAAAAGATCTAGTAAAAGAGATCGTTAAATGCGGTAAAGATCCCGTATATTTTATTGACAATTATTGTAAAATTTCCCACCCAACCAAAGGCCAAATAGCTTTTAAAACTTGGGACTTTCAAAAAGATCTTCTTTACAAATTTAACGATTACAGAAATAATATTATCTTAAAATCAAGACAGATGGGTATTTCTACAATATCTGCTGCTTATGTTTCTTGGATGATGTTATTTCACCGTGATAAAAACATTCTTGTAATCGCAACAAAATTTGGAACTGCTGCAAACTTAGTTAAGAAAGTTAAGTCAATGATCAAAAATCTTCCCCCTTGGTTTGATCAGTTGGCAACTATTGCAATTGACAACAGGTCATCATTTGTTCTTAATAATGGTTCCGAAATTAAAGCATCTTCAACATCAGCTGACGCTGGTCGTTCAGAAGCACTGTCATTGTTGGTAATTGATGAGGCAGCGCACATTGAAGGTTTTGATGACTTATGGACAGCACTTCAACCTACAATGGCAGCAGGTGGTAGATGTATCGCTCTTTCATCTCCAAATGGTGTTGGCAACTGGTTTCATAAAACTTATGTATCTGCGGACAATGGAGAAAATGATTTCCACCCAACAGAACTTCATTGGTCTTTACACCCAGAACGAGATCAAACCTGGTTTGAAGAAACAACAAGAAACCTTTCAAGAAGAAGGGTGGCGCAAGAATACGAATGTAACTTTAATGCTTCTGGTGAAACAGTAATCAATTCAGAAGATATGGATAAATTAAGTAAGTTCGTTTGTGAGCCAAAGTATAAAACAGGATTTGATAGGAACTATTGGATATGGGAGGAGTATGATGCTAGCAAAAATTATTTGGTGGTTGGGGATGTTTCTCGTGGCGATGGAAACGATTACTCTGTGTTTCATATTTACGACACTCACAATATGAACCAAGTTGCAGAATATCGTGGTAAACCAAATACAGACGACTTTTCAAGAATAATTCACGATGCTGCAAAAGAATACGGAAATGCTATGTTAGTTGTTGAGAATAACAACATAGGATATTCAGTTTTAGAGAAGTTAATAGCAGCTGGTTATTCTAATTTATATTTCTCTATTAAAGGAACTCACGAGTATCTTGAACAGTATCGTGCAGAAGGAGTTTCCAATTCTATACCAGGCTTTACAACCTCTCAAAAAACAAGACCTTTGATAGTTGCAAAGCTAGAAGAGTTTATCCGTAATGGACTAATTACTATTAATTCTGAAAGGACTTACCAAGAATTAAAAACGTTTGTTTGGAGGAATGGAAGACCAGAGGCACAAAGAAGCTACAACGACGATCTTGTTATGTCGTTAGCGATTACTTGTTGGGTTGTTGAAACTGTATTGCAAGAAAACAAAAGAGAACTCCAATATAAGAGAGCTGCTTTAAATTCTATGATAAAAGTCAATACAAAGATTAACACAACAATACCCGGTATGCAAGGCTATAAAAGTAACGAAAGTTATGATAAAATGAACGAAGCAAAAAAAATGTATAACGACTTTGGTTGGATAATAAAAGGATAAAAAATGGCTGCAAACAATAATAAACAAAACGTAAGAAATCCAGAATCATTCTTGTTCAAGGCATTGACAAGATTATTCTCTGGCCCACTCGTACAAAGAAATCGTCAAAACCCTCGCCAACTAAAACGATGGCAATTAGATAAATATAAATTTCAATCAGCAGCCGGGTTGAATTTTAAAAAATCATCTTATGGAATGAGCGCATTTGACAATGTTTATGCAAATGGCTTATCAAACATTGCTCGTGCAGAAAGATATGTAGATTTTGATCAAATGGAATACACTCCTGAGATTGCATCTGCGCTTGATATTTATGCCGACGAGATGACAACCTCATCACCTCTTCGCCAATTATTAACAATCAATTGCCCAAACGAAGAGCTTAAAAGTATCTTAGATCAATTATTTTACAACATTCTTAACATTGAACATAACCTTTATGGCTGGTGTAGAACAATGTGTAAGTACGGTGATTACTTTCTTTATTTAGATATTGATGAGAATGTTGGAGTTAAATCTGTTATTGGCCTTCCACCGTCCGAAATTGAAAGGCTAGAAGGTGAAGATAAAACAAATCCAAATTATGTTCAGTATCAATGGAACTCTGGTGGTTTAACATTTGAAAATTGGCAAATTGGTCATTTTAGAATTTTGGGTAATGATAAGTTTGCCCCTTATGGAACTTCTGTTCTTGAAGCATCAAGAAGAATTTGGAGGCAATTGTCTTTACAAGAAGATGCAATGATGGCTTATCGTATTGTTAGATCTCCTGAGAGAAGAGTGTTTTATATTGATGTTGGTGGTATTCCCGAAAATGAAGTAGAGCAACATATGCAACGCATTGTTACTTCTATGAAAAGAAACCAAGTAATTGATGCA